TAATGCACATTAACATTGAAGCTGGCTATTTGATATACTGTAGGGTCTGGGTTAAGCGCCACATTTCCGCTACCTGCCCACGCGCCATATGCCACTGTGGTAGTTCCCAAGGGCATGTTTGCAGGATAAACAACAGCATTACCCAGTCCATTTGCTCCCAGAATGATATTGCCAGTTGTGTCGTAAATGTTCAATCCATAGTTACCAGGATCTGTGCCTGGTGCATTATTACTCAAGTACCCCAGACGTATACGCTCGCGGTTCTGGCCATCTCTTACTGTTAGTCTTTGATTGGTTCCTTCAATAGCAAAATAGTTGGCACTGGGCGTGGTATTCGCACTTATGTAAATATTGGCGGTGCTTATGCTGCCACTTTCAATACTACCAGCACTTATTTTTCCCAAGAACGTTAAAGTTGGTGGATTGGCTAGTGTATCAATACTAAATGCAGCTACGTTGCCATTTGCACCTGCCTTGCTGACAAAAAAGTTGTCGGCATTAATCACAATGTTGGCAATGTTGCCGTTGTTTACACTGGTAATGCCGCTTATGTAGCCATTGCTGTCAAGTTTCACGCTCCAGGTATTATTAAGCCCGTTGACACTCGTGCTCAAGGTCGTAACGCTGCCACTTACACTGCCCAAAGTGGTGCTTACTGTGGTTATACTTTGAGCCAGCACACTGCTGTTGCTGGCAATAGCTTGATTAAGTGTGCTAACTGCTGCATCAGTATATCCCAACACATATGCATTGACACTGTTGATTTGTTGTGCCAATATGCTGCTGTTGCTGATAATAGCTTGATTAAGCGCACTTACTGCCGCGGCCCCTACCCCTAACACATATGCATTGACACTGTTGATTTGTTGTGCCAATATGCTGCTGTTGCTGATAATAGCTTGGTTCAAGGTATTAACACTGGCAGTTAAAGAGTTACCCAAGCTGACATTTACCACACTAATTTGTTGGGCCAGTGCTGCACTGTTGCTGACAAGGTTTTGATTAAGCTGTATAACACTGGCTGTCAAGCTGTTGATAACTGTGGTATTAGTGGCATTGACTTTGTTGTTCAAGCTCACGCTTATGGAAGTCAAATCAGCACGCACATTGGATAAAAAGTTGCTTACTGTTGTTTTGCGTGATAGTCCACCTGAGTTAATGATCAGTAAATCAGGATCAGTTACAATACTTAAACTGGGAAGATTGGGAATTGCGATATTGGCCATGTGATCTCTGCTGCCTGATTGAATGTTGCAGTGTATTTATTTACATACGATATTGATATCTCTTGTCACAGACTGTATGCTGGTGATTATGGAATATCAAGCAGAAATCTACACCAAAAAAACATGCAAACACTGCAACTTGGCCAAGAAACTTTTGGCCCAACACAATATCAGCTATCAAGAATACATTATTGGCGGTGATCCTAACCTGCTTGCTGAAAATCAGCAAGTGACAACTCGTGAAAGTCTTCTAGAACGTTACCCTGATGCCCGGACTGTTCCACAAATTTGGTTGGACGGGCAACATATTGGCGGTGCCGAAGAACTAGAACAGTATTTTACTGGCATGGACCGTCAGGAAAATCACCAGTAAATATCTAAAAGGAGACATATATGCCGTTAAATCCGCCTAGCTACAAGGGACAAGATGTTTACTACAGTCCTGATACTTGGGTAAATCAAGTGCCTGTTGCTTTGTGGCAAATTCCACAAAGCAACAATGTGGGAACTGATCAACTCACTCAAGCTTTATTTCAAGGCTGCCATATTGATGGCGCTGGAACACCTGAAAGCCTTGTTGCAGCTCAACAATATCAAAAAGAACTTGTGAGTAAAGGACTTATCAGCCAACAAGAAGTTGATCAAGCTGCAAATGTTCAACAAGGTCTCGGTGCAAGTGATACCAAGCCACCTCCCAATACGCCAACATTTGGTAATGACACAGGTGGGGTAGAAAACTCAACTAGTTTCCCTGGAACCTTACAGTTAAGTCGTAGGTTTACTTTGGGACAACTTACACTTAAACCATTTGTGGATTTTCAACATCAAACACGAGATTTTGGTGGACTAACACAAGGGCAAATAGTTGCTAACTTGAAACTTTTAGCCATAAATGTCCTAGACATTGTTATTGATAAATTTCCCGACATGCGGGTTACAAATACATTTAGGGCCAACGATCCTCCACGATACTATGCAACTAATCAACATGCAAAAGGACAGGCTGCGGACTTGGTGTTTAGTAAAACAGATAAGCGACAGTATTTTACTATAGCTCAGTGGATTAAGGACAACACACCTTTTGATCAACTTATTTTAGAATGGCGTACTGGGGGCGGCCGTGCCAGCCCCAGCCATTGGATTCATGTAAGTTATGCAGGAACTAGTAATCGTCCAAGAACCAATCGTGAATGTGTTATGACCATGGTAAATGATGTGAGATGTCAGCCCAACAACGGATTTGGTTTGGTAGATTTAAGTGCAAACTTTGTATAAAGGAAAACAAAATGTTAATAACTGCACCAACTGATATTGGTTCAATAGTATCTATTAAACTACAAAGTGGAGTTGAGCTTATCGGCAAACTGCATGCGCAAGATGCTACTACAGTTACGCTGGCCAAGCCTCTTATAGTTGATTTGACCATGGATCCACAAACACAAAAAGTAGCTATTGGCATGGCACCGGGGTTTGTTTTAGGGGCTGATTGGGATCAAAACGTCAGTTTAAATCGAGACCACATCACCACGTTAGTAAAATCAGCTCAAGCCATGCAAGACAATTATACCCAAAGCACCAGCACTATTGCTTTGCCACGTAGGTCGGGTATTATTCAGTGACTTTAACTTTCCCGGGCATACGCACATTTTTGCGCAGTTGGACCAGTCAGCAACCACAAACAGCTTTCGTGGTTGTGGGCTTGCCCAGTGATTGTGCAACAAGCCATAGACCCGGTGCACGCATGGCTCCTGCTGCTATAAGGCATAGCAGTTTACATTTAGTTGATGGGGTTTGTGATGATTGGCCTGTTGATGTTACCCAGAACCTAACTGATCTTGGCGACGCCAATCTCAGCACGGGCAATCTTGCAGTAACATTGACTGAAATACAGCAGTTGATTTTACAACTGCATGCAGCTGAACATCACGTAGTTGCCATGGGCGGTGACCACAGTGTGACTTTGGGTATTTTACGCGGCATGCATCATCGCTATCCGCGTCTAGCGTGTGTGCATTTGGATGCACATTGTGATACTTGGCAACGTCATGGCAGTCAGCCTCAGGGACATGGTACTTGGTTGCGTAATGCCATTGAAGAAGGACTAATAGATCCTGAAAAAACAGTGAGTATTGGTGTAAGAAGTCCTGCAGACAATCCCACAAGATTTTGGTTGAACACTCAAGGTGGCTTGACCATTTCAGCTAGATCAGCCATGAGGGCGCAGCCTTACGAATTATTTGCTAGTATTCTAGAGCGTATTGGCGACACGCCCTGTTATTTTACCCTGGACATTGATGTCCTAGACCCTGCTTATGCTCCAGGGACAGGAACTCCCGAGATAGGCGGATTGACTAGCATGTGGGTTGATGAGTTTATCGACTGCATGCATGTTTTAAATTTAGTAGGCATGGATTGTGTGGAAGTTGCTCCGGCATATGATCACAGTGAGATTACCAGTTTGGCAGCGGCAACTTTCATGTGGAGATATCTCAGCATGCAAATACACAAAGCTGGACAATCTAGTTGACAATATTAGCTGTCTTGTATATACAATAGGTAGGGGTCCAGCCCAGTAACCAAAATGGACCCACAAACACACACAGGAGACTAACATGGAACACAACGGTTACAAAATACGTTATGACTTGATTAACATGGCAAAAGACATGCTAATGGAGGAATGGAACTGCAAGCGTCAAGCTGCTGAACAAACCTATTATCAGCTTTGTGAGATTGAACGTCGACGAGAATCCAGCATGGAAGTTCCTTATCCCACTGCTAATCCACTTCCATCAGGTCATCAGATTATTGCACTAGCTCAACAGTTAAATGACTTTGTAAGTCGCAAGCATTAAAAGGAAAACATGGAACCTAATTCATTCGCAACAGCCAACCCTGATGCCACACAAGAACAAATAGATCAGGGATTAAAGACTTATCTTGTAAGCATTTATAACAAAATGACCATGGCTCTTGCAGTAACAGGGGCTGTGGCGTATTGGGCCAGCTGGGCTCTCTTGCCCATGATGCAAACACCCCTGTGGATTGTCATGGCACTTTTGCCATTGGCATTTATTTTGGTGCTAAGTTTTGGTATTGACAAGTTCAGCGTGCCCATGGCAACAGCGGTATTTTATCTTTTTGCTGTGTCCATGGGCATTAGTTTAAGCACAATATTTGTGCTTTACACTACAACTAGTATTGCCAAGGTATTCTTTATCAGTGCAGCAACATTTGCAGCAGCCAGCATTTATGGTTACACTACTCAAAAGGATTTAACCAGCATGGGTAGTTTTTTAATCATGGGTGCTGTGGGTATCTTTATCGCAGGTATTGTGAATATCTTCTTGCAAAGCAGTCTCATGAGTTTTGTGATCAGTTGCATTGCAGTGTTGGTATTCACAGGACTAACGGCTTATGATAGCCAGCAACTAAAAGAAGAATACATGAGTCAAGGTGCAGTTTATGGTTTTGACAGCGCTGCCAAAAGCAGTATTTTTGGAGCACTTACTCTTTACCTTGATTTCATCAATATTTTTGTTCACTTAATGAACCTAATTGGTGATAGAAAATAAACTCCTCCAGGAAACTGGTAATCCCCAACCTAGAGTCTTGCAAGGCTCTAGGATTTTCTATTAAGACTGACAGGTAATACCAATACTCATTTATTCAAAACTAACTGTAACGATTCTGTTAGTATTTCTGCTATTTGATTCTTTTTAGAATAATCTATTCTTAACAGGGGAATACCTTTTATCTTACAATAACTGGTTTTTATTTGGTCATTCTCTTGCGCATACTTCAATAGTAATTTGCCCCTGTCCTGATCCTTTATTTTAATGGGTCTGAAATGACCTTCTCCATCATATTCAATGCAAATGTGGTAATCAGGCAAGTAAAAATCAAACTTCAAGCATCTCACTCTCTTGCAATCTGGAAATTTGTGTTGTGCTATATATCTTATGTTATTTGCATCTAGGAAAGCTCTAATAGCGTCTTCCCCTTTACTACTTGCACATTTAGGGCATCCAACGCCACCTAAATGGCTTTGAGCTAGCTGTTTAAATTCACCATGCTTACGGCAAATGATGATAACCTTATTTGTGTTATTGTACATTTCCACTTTAGAGTAATTAAATTTGTCTCCGTGAACTTTTTGGGCTTCAAGTATAAATTTCTCTTTGGTGAATGATAGAGCTCTTCCTATAGCTTCATTGCCACAAGATGGGCATCCATGTTTGCTCTTTAAATGTAGCCAAGCTATCATCTTGAAGATGCCATGTGTTGGACATGTAATAACCAACTCAGATTTCATATTATTATATTCAGAATTATCATAATTAAATTTGTTTCCATGAACAGTTTCACAACGCCTTATATATGATTCCTTAGTAAAACGCCGAGAACCTGTGAAATTGCTTTGACTACATGCAGGGCACCCAGTAGTTGATGCAGAATGGACCCAAGGTATCATTTCAAATGGACCATGATCAGGACACAAAATGGTTATTGGGGTATTGGCATTAATATATTTTGAGTTACTATAGTCGAACCTGTTGTCAAATTTTTTGTGAACTTGATTGAGAAATTTCTGCCATCTTGTAGACAGAGACTTGGTATGCGTGTAAATACCCATGTGCTGTAACTCCTATTCAGTTATAGAGCCGGTGGATGCGGTCAACATCGCGATCGGCACATGTATTTAGCACTTGATCTTCGCAACCCACACTGCTATAATCAATGCATTAAGGAGATCTCATGCCCCAAGATGATATTAAGAAGCTCACCCCGTATGCTCACGTGCGACTACGCACATCGATGTATTATGG